GCACGACGGGGATCGTGCGGGGCAAGTGCGACGTGGGACTCGTCGCGCCCGGGGATAATTTCTCCGAAACAAAACGGCCGAGGCGTCGCTAGCCGGATAGTCGAGCGCGAACCCGTGCTCGATCGCGCCTACGCCTTACTCGAAATTAAAGCGCTCGAGCCGGAGCGCCGCACCTTCACCGGGATCGCGTCGACGCCGGAGCTCGATCGCCAGGGCGACCTGTTCGAGCCGGCCGGCGCCACCTTCCGCAATCCGATCCCGCTGCTCTATCACCACGACCAGAAACAACCGATCGGCCGCGTGCTGCTCGCGAAAACGGCGGCCGGGATCACCTTCGAAGCGACGATCCCGTCGGTCGACGAGCCCGGCACGCTCAAGGCGCGCACGGACGAGGCGTGGCAGTCGATCAAGGCCGGGATCCTGACAGGCGTCTCGATCGGATTCCGCGCGCTCGACGGCGGGATCGAATACCTGAAAGGCGGCGCGCGCCGCATCTCGCGCGCGGAAATCTGCGAACTGTCGCTCGTGGCGATTCCCATGAACGCGAGCGCGTCGATTCTCACCGTGAAATCGCTATCCGCGCGGCCGGCGCGCACGAGGGCTGTTATGAAACTGACGACAACCGAACACGTGACGGCGCTCGAGAACAAGCGCGCGGCGCTCACCGGCCGCATGGCCGAGATCATGGAAACGGCCGCGGCCGACGCCGAGACGCTCACCGACGACGCCGCGACCGAGCACGACGGGCTCGCGATTCAGGTGAAGTCGATCGACGCGGATCTCGTGCGCTGGCGCGATCTCGAGAAGATCCAGGCGGCCGCCGCCGTGCCGGTGATCACGTCGATTCGCACGCCGGCGCTCCCGGTGATCTCGGTCAAGGGCGCGAACGTGCCGATCGGGATGCCGTTTGTCCGGCTCGCGTGCGCGAAAGCGGTCTGCCACGGCAACCTGCACGAAGCGGCCGAGTACGCCAAACGCTGGGACGACTCGACGCCGGAGGTCGCGCTCGCGCTCAAGGCGGCAATCAGCGCCGGCACCGCAACCGATGCGACCTGGGCCGGGCCGCTCGTCCAGAAGAACATCGCGAACGACTTCATCGACCTGCTGCGCGCGGCGACCATTCTCGGCAAGATCCCGAACTTCCGAAACGTCCCGTTCAATACGCAGGTACCGACGCAGACGGCCGGCGGGACGTACAACTGGGTCGGGGAAGCGAAGCCAAAGCCGCTGTCGAAACTCGCGTTCGCCACGACGGCGCTCACCTGGGCGAAGGCGGCCGGCATCATCGCGATCACCGACGAACTCGCGCGCCTCTCGTCACCGAGCGCCGAGGCGCTGGTGCGGAACGACATGATCCAGGGGATCGCGCGGTTCCTCGATTCGCAGTTCATCGATCCGGCCGTCGCCGCGGTCGCCGGCGTGAACCCGGCCAGCGTCACCAACGGCGCGCCGACGGCCGCCGCCACGGGCGCGCCGCTCGCCGACATCATCGGCCTGATCAATCACTTCGCGACGAACAACATCGACGTCAACGGGCTGACGTTCATCATGAATCCGAGCAACCTGCTCGCGCTCGCCTTCCGCAACAACTCGGACGGCTCGCCGCAGTTTCCCGGGCTCACCGTCCAGGGCGGCGCGTGGAAGGGGCTGACCTTCATCGGCTCGACGGCGGCCGGCACGAACGTGATCGCGTTACAGCCGCAGCTGATCCTGTATGCGGATGACGGCGGCGTGACGATCGACGTGTCGCGCGAAGCGTCGCTGCAGATGGATTCGGCGCCGATGTCGCCGGCCGACGCAACCGTCGTGATGGTGTCGCTCTGGCAGAACAACATGATCGGGCTGCGCGCCGAGCGGTACATCAACTACGTCAAGGCGAACGCGAACGCCGTGAAGTACCTGACCGCGGCCGCCTGGCCGGCGCCGTCGGGCGACGGCGGTACGGTCGCGATGTCGGGCGGCACCCTCACGAACGGCAAAGCGGCCAAAGAGTAGCAGGGCCGCATGGGGATCCTGAGCACGGTCCGCGCGCGCGTCGGGTCGCTGCTGGCGACGCCGGCGCGGCCGGCCGCGTCAGCCGGCGGCTGGATGCCGATTGTCCGCGAACCGTACACGGGCGCCTGGCAGCAGAACGTCGAGATCACGATCGACACCGGCCTGTCGAATCCGACGGTGTTCCGCTGCGTGTCGCTCATCTCGGGCGACATTTCGAAAACGCCGCTGAACCTTGTGGCGCTCGATTCGAATGGGATTTGGACGCCGACGAGCTCGCCGGCGTTTTCGCCCGTGCTCCGGAAACCGAACCGCTATCAGACGTTCGCCCAACTCAAAGAGCAATGGACGATCAGCAAATTGCTCTGGGGCAATACGTACGTGCTGAAGGATCGCGACGCGCGCGGCGTCGTGGTCGCGCTGTACGTGCTCGATCCGGCGAAGGTGACACCGCTCGTGGCGCCTGACGGATCGGTGTTCTATCAACTCGACACGTCCGACCTGGCCGGGATCCCGCCGGAGGGGATCGCGGCGCCGGCGTCCGAGATCATCCACGACCGCTGGAATTGCGCCTTTCATCCTTTGGTGGGCCTGTCACCGCTGTACGCCGTCGGCGGCGCCGCGCAAACCGCGAACGGGATCCAGAACGCGAGCGCGGGATTTTTCAGCAAGGGCGGCCGGCCGACCGGGATGCTCGTCGCGCCGACCGAGATTGGCGTCGACACCGCGTCGCGCCTCAAGGAGCAATGGAAAGCCCTGGGCGCCGGCGACACCGCGATCGTCGGCTACGGCATGAAATACCAGGCGATCGACGCGAACGCCGTCGACTCGCAATTGACCGAACAACGCGACGCCACCGTCGCCACGATAGCCGGCTGTTTCGGCGTACCCGTCTCGATGGTCGATTCGACCAAACAACCGCCGTACGCGAACAGTGAAGCCACGCAGCGTCAGTACCACGCGCAGTGCCTCCAGGTGCACATGGTCAGCCTCGAGGACGCGCTCGACGAGGGGCTCGAGCTCCCGGCGCCCTACGGGACCGAGTTTGATCTCGACGCGCTGATCTGGATGGATACCGAGACGCGGTCGAAGGCGGCGAAGGACGCCGCCGGCACGCTCACGATTAACGAGATCCGGCGCAAGTTCTACGGGCTCGGGCCGGTCGAGGGCGGCGACGTCGTGTACTTGCAGCAACAGATGTTCAGCCTGGCGGCGCTCGCGGAGCGCGATGCGGCAGCGCCCTTTGCCACGCCGCCGCCGGCACCCGCCGCGGCGCCGCCCGGACCGACCGAGGAAGAAATCGCCGCCGCGGTTGGCGCGATGGCAGGGACCGAGTAATGGCGACGCCGCTCGCGTTTCCCGGTCGCGTCTCGATCGTCACGCCGCTCGTGCCCCTGCCGGAGATGAAAGTGCACCTTCGGATTACCGACGCGTTGCACGACGCCGACGTCACCGCGATCAGCGCCGCCGCGCAGGACGCGATCCTGGCGTACCTCACGGCATCGGCCGATCCGGCCTGGACGCCGACCACGGTTCCGAAAACCGTCGCGCACGCGATCAAACTGTTCGCGACGCACCTGAACGAACACCGCGGCGACGACATGGATCCGTCGGGCTCCGGCGCGACGCCCGACGCCGACGTCTGGGCCGCGATCGAGCGGCTGCTCGGCCGTCACCGGGATCCCACCCTTGCCTAGTGTCGGCAGCTATCGGCAACTCGTCGTGCTCGAGGAGCCGGGCCCGGTGACGCCGGACCCCGACGGCGGGTATACGGAAGGCTGGACGCCGCTCGATCCGACGGTGTGGGCCTGTTCGATTGCGCCGGCGACCGCGCGCGATCTCGAGGCGCTCGGCGCCGGCTCGGTGCTCGCCCAGGCGACGCACGTCGTCAAGGGCCGGTATCACCCGGGCATCACGACACAAACGCGGCTGACCTTTGAAAACCGGACGCTCAACGTCGTGTATGTCGCCAACCGCGACGAGCGCGACATCGAAACCGACCTGGTCTGCGCCGAGGTCATCAAGTGAGCGTCACCTGGACGGGGCTCGACGAATACGAGGCGGAGCTCGAGGCGTGGCCAATGCAAGCCGCCGGCGAAGCGGCGCAGCAGGTCGAACGCGCCGCCGAGGCCGCCTACGAGTCGATTCGCAGCGGCTACACAGTGATTACCGGCACCCTGCGCGACGGGCTGCAGCGCGGCGACGTCACGACGGACGCCATGCACCCGAAATGGCGCGTCTGGAATGACGTGATCTACGCGCGCGCCTGGGAGTCGGGCGGCATGACGTCGCAGGGGCCGCACGCGCCGGGCAAGCTCTTTGTGCCGACGATGCAGCGCCAGCGGCGCGCGCTCACCGCGGAGCTCGTCGAGGTCGTGAAGACGGGCGCCGAAACCGTGACGGTGAACGAATGACCCGGCCGGACTCCGGCGCGATCTCGACGGCCGTCGTCGGCGCGCTCCAGGCCGACGCGACGCTCAAGGGGCTGATGCCGGACGGCGTGTGGTACGGGCTCGCGGCGCCGGGCCTGACGCGCTTCGTGCTCGTCACGCTCCAGGACGGCGTCGACGAACCCGTGTTCGGGCAACGCGCGATCGAGGAGCGGCTGTACGCGGTCAAGGCCGTCGGGCTGTCGCGCGACGTGACGATCGCGAACATGAAAGCGGCGGCGCACCGGATCGACGAGCTGCTCGGCCTGGCGACGCTCACCGTCCCGGGCTTTGTCTGGATGGATTGCGAACGCGAACCGCCGATGCTCGAGGATCCCGTCCCGGATCCCGTCGACGCCTCGCTCGCCTGGCATCACTACGGGGCGCACTACCGCGTCCGCGTGTCGTGGCCCTGATTACTGACGGAGGACTGCAATGTCGATCAAAAGCGGACGCTACGGCAAAGTGAGCTGGGATCCGGCGGGGGCCTCGGCGCTCGTCCAGATCATTTCGATCAACACCTGGAAGGGCGACTTCAAAACCGATTACGAGGACGTCTCGTGCTTCGGCGACGCGAACCGCGTGTACGTGCCGGGGCTGATGGACATCGGCGGCAGCT